GCTTGTATGTTATCCCAACACTTCTCTTTATAGGCACAGAAGCCACACTCTACTCCTAGCTTTCTGTTACCACTTGGCTTGCTGTAGTAAGCTTCTGGTTCATCTGTGTAGCATCTTTCAAATGGCTCATCGTTATCTATGTAAGCTATCGTATCTTCTATTTTAGCCATCTCTTCGTCCGTATCTACGTTTTCAGCTTCTACATATTTAAACTCACCCGTGTTCTTATTGACTACCCACCATCCTCCTAAACCTTTTTCTGTAGCTTTAGCGTACCCTACTAGTTGTGCTATATAACCAAAGGCATCGCTCTTCTTCAATGTGGTAATATCTTCAAACTTATTTATGTATGACCAACCAGACGCAGACTTAATATCATCTATCTTATTGTCTAGTATCATGTCGTACTCGCCTTTAATCTCTCTGTGTTTTGTTTGTAAAGTAGCCACTCCACTATCTTCAAACTTAACATTAGACGCTCTCATCAGACCTTTGAACACAGCTTCTATTATGTCTCCTATTAACATATTGATTAGAAAGTGTGGAGGAAATGCCTCCTTTGATTCAGGGTGATTTTTCTCAAACCAAAGTTGACACTTCTTCCTACCAAGATTAGACATTCTTAATCTGAAGTCTTCTCTCTTACCTGCGAACTGACGAATTACAGCTTTCTTAACATCTTCAGCAACGGTATCAGCGATTGAGGAGGAGACACTAGCCTCGCCTTTAAGAGCCTTGTTTAAAAAACTGTGTATCGCCAGTTCTGCAGGATGGTTCATACTACTTATTCCTCGATGTCTACTATTGAGCCAACAATATCAGATTCATCTTTCGATAAATCATTTGTTTGTTTTTCCTGCCAATAGTCAGAGGTACGAGCATTACTAGTTTCAACCCAATCAGCAAAGTTCTGAAGAACCTCTTGTTGATCTGTGGTAATCTCAAGAGTTTTGCCTAGTGTAGTAATTATTACACCATAAGAGTTGCCTGACTTACCCTCTCGTAATTCGCCCTTGAGAGAAATCTCATACGCAATCGGAAGTTTGTTCTTCCTTTGAATATCTTTGTAGATAGTGTCAAAGTTTTTGAAACTTTCCTTGTTTCGTATGTGCATCTTAAAAGGAAACTCATCCACATCAACGGGATTTCCATCAGCATCAGTTGCTTTGTCAAGTTTACACAAACCAAAAATCACTTTGGTTCGCTTTACTTCACGCATAAGACTTTGCATCGCAGGAGGAAGCGACTCCCAATCTTTTACGTATCCTGATGGTCTGCCACAGTTGTATGTACCATTGTTATCCTTAAGGTCTTGGTTTAAAGACTTTGCAAACACAGTTCGTAACATATTTCCTTGTGATCCATCAGACTTAACGGCATTAGCATCCCATCTCTCGTAACAAAATCTTTGTAGAAAAGGTCTAATCGTCACGGTTGAACTGTAATACTCTGTACCGTCAGGTAGTTTAACAGAGAACGAGCCTGCTTTAATTATAGCAACCTCCATTTGCTCTCCGTTAACATCTTTAGTACCCATAATGTTCGTATGGATTTGTCGTAGTTCCGCTAATGCTGAACGGGATGGGGCAGAGACTTCGCCTCCAACACCCATCAAGTCAGCTAAATCAGATTGGGAACTTTCAATTACACTTAAATTATTTTCCATAATAAATTTACTCCTTATATATATTATGATTCGTAATGCTAGACATCTTTAGTGTCAAGCCAATTATTACCTATCTTTGCTTCTAACAACATAGGTACAACTAAATCTATCTCATAGTAAGATTCAATTATCTCTTTTAGGTTATTATTAATTTCCTGGATAATGGATATAACCTTTTGTTCTTCATCAGGATGTATGTCAATTACAACACTATCGTGAACCGTGTTGACTAGACAACTCGATAGCTTATCTAACGCTTTCTCAATCTCTACCAAAACGATGGGAACAATGTCACCCGTAGCGAAACCTTGAACGGGATAGTTCTTGATCATAGTGAAATGTGAAAACTTCTCACCTTTACGCTCTACATCAGGGAAAGCATACTGCCTGCCTGATGGAGTAGTTATCTTTAAGAAACGAACTGCCTCATTGCCAAGCTTTTTGTGCCACTCTGCTATGCCTTCATACTTCTCTATAAAGTGCGTGTAGTATTCAGCTTCTGCCTTGCTTCTGCCATAACCCGTTGCTCCGTAAAGAGGGGCAAATGTGTGAGCCTTTGCTTCCTGCCTAGAGGTAGGTTGTCCTGCTTCTGATATAATCTTTGCAGTGTAACTGTGTACATCAAATCCCGTTTCCACTTCTTCAATAGCTACCTTGTCTCCCGAAAGTTGTGCAGCCACACGGAACTCCAACTGTGCAAAGTCAGCTTCCATAATCTTACCACCCTGCCAACGGGATACGAATACTCGCTTAACGGGGAACGTACCACCACGGGGCATGTTCTGCATATTCGGATTGCGTCCACTGAACCTTCCCGTAGCCGTAACATGTTGGGTCAAGCCTACATGTAAAAACCCATCAGGTTTAGTAAAAGTGTCTATCCCATCGACAAAGCTAGAGAGATAGCTAGAGATAGCACTCTGACGTTTGAGATCAGATAGAAACTGATGTGCTACCTCAATACCTTTCATTTTCGCATTGGACATAAGTATATCTAAATGTGATTTACTTGTTGAAAAACCATTAGCACTAACCCACTTCTTTGAGGGTGGACGTAAGTTTAGCCCTGCCCTTACGTTTGTGTCTTCTAGTAAGTAACCTCTAGCTTCACACTCTTTACACCTGTTAGGTTTAGAGAATAAAGACCCATCTTTCTTTGTCTTATAAACCTTACCTTTACCCTTACACACACTGCATGTTTTTGCCCTAGTTCTAAAAATTTGAGAGCTGTTGGCTTCCACTGCTTCATGGAACTCCGTCTTCGTATAAGTAAAGTTAAATAGATCTGCCCACTCTTTCTTGTTGTGAACTTTCCTAGAGTATATAACTTGACTGACTTGTTCAGGGGAGTTGAGGTTGATAGGAGTGTCTCCCATTATCGTCTTAACTGTTATAGTTAATCTAGTTTCAATATCCCGTAACTCTTTTTCAAAGTCATTACGAACTTTTTCTAGTGCTTCCCTATCTATCTTGAAGCCGTTCATATACATTCTAGTCAAGGTCTGACACACTTGATTTGTTATATCTAAAACCGACACCAGAGATTGAGCTTCAGGTTTGTCATACTCTTGTTCAAGCCTATCAAACAAAGCCTTTGTTACTAACAAGTCGTAGGTTAGATACTCCGAAAGTTCTTGTAGTGGTATCTCATTGGTTGCGTAGTCTTTCTTGAAATACTCTTTGAGAGTGTCTTGCTTGTTGTACTCTAGATTGTATCTCTCTGCACAAGCCTCTAGAGATACGGATTGTTTCTGTCCTCTTTGTAATACATACTCTGCTAACATCGTGTCGTAAACGTCACCCCCATAGGTAAACCCACATGCCCACAACCATTGTAAATCGTGTTGCAGATTGTGTCCTACGAGCAGGGTAGTCTTATCCAAAACTGCCTGCAGCATCTTACGTTGTGATCCATCCTCGTCTTGTTTCTCAACATGATCAAAAGTAAAAATGTGATGCTTACCCTTCAAGTTTAGCACACCAACCTGCGTCAATGTGTTTGATGGCTCAAAAGGATCTAGGTGTAACTTACCATCGCGTTTTACTGTTGTGTTCTCTACATCAAGAACTAGTTTCATACCTACCCTCTGAACTATACACTTTCTTTTCTCCACTCTTTGCCCGATTCTTTATAGCACTCATATTTTCAGAAACAGTTACCCACCGCAAGTTACTTAATGAATAATCTAACTTATCTTCATTAACATGATCCACATTATACGTATCCAGAGGAAGATCGTTTGGTATAAAAGCCATAGCAAATAGCCTATGTACATAGTAACTAACGTAATTCTGTGTATAACCTAATTTGACGCTTGGATAAACAGATCTACTAGTAGATGGTTCTAAGTTTTTATCGGCAATAGCACTATATACATACGGAAATATATTTCCTTTGTCTTTATAAGAGGGAAGAGGGTGTTGTCCTCCCGTAGGGTACAAAAAGTATCTCCCCTTTGGTATGCTTCTAAGAAAAAAAGACGCTCTAGTTAAATCTATTCTTCTTTGACCCCTATCTCCAAAGTCAATGCCTATTTCAGATACATCTATCCTTTTATCTGATATATGTTTTACTTCTGGTAAAAATAAATCTAACTGTTTCATGCTGTAAACCTTGCTCTTTCACCATCAAGCTGAACGTCTATCTTCCCGTGCCATCCACCCTTAAGTTTATTCTTTGCTATAACTAAATGTCGTATGGTATCTTCGCTTTCACAACCCTCTATCACGGGATCTTTACTAATGAGTATCATCAGGTCAGCTTCAGATGCCTTGCCCGTCTTACTACCCTCAAGCATAGATTGATCTACCATGATCTTACCTTCGGCTTCGGCTGAAAGTTGTGACATCCAAAGGATAGCACACTTGTATTGCTTCGCTATGTTTCTGGCATGGATTGCTGCCTCCTTCAAGTAGATGTCAGACCTATCCCCCGTTCTACTAGCAAACTTGTCACCCATATCTAATACCACAATGTCAGGTTCGTATGCTTTAACGACTGCCTCAACCCAATCCATACCCTTACCCGTAGTATCCTTAACACTAATGTTAGCATTAACGGGATCATATCTCTTGGATGCCAAAGCCGTATTGCCCTTCACTTCATCCATACTCATGTTTGTTGCAGACGATAGATACCTAGCACCAACTCTGTCTGTTGATTCCTCATTACAGAAGATCAAGCACTTCGCTCCTTGAGATGCAAAGCCTCCCTCTGATGCGACAAGACTAGCATGAAAGGATGTCTTACCCGTATTAGGTCTAGCACCAATGATAACAAGATGCCCACCACTAATACCCTCGATCCTTCGGGCAAGTGTGGGTATGTTAAACTTCCATTGAGATTGTATATCGTTAGCCTTTAGCAATGTGTCTATACTCATGTCATCCCACTCCACAGTTAAGTTAGGTATAAAGTTATCCTGATAATCGTTCAACAATTTGCGTAATGGCTCAAGACTATTCTTCTGCCCATTCACATAATCAAAGCCCAAGTTAGCTATATCTTCGCCTATAACTTGTTGAAATAACTTGGAAAACACTTCTTGAGCAATGTCTGGGTTCATAGGTTTTTGGTTGCCAAGTTTAGTAAATATGATCTGATATGCTTCTTTGTTAGCAGTAGTCATAGTAGTGTTCTGGACATCAAACAAAGCATTTAACTCTTGCACAGTTACATCCTTATCGTGAAGATCCATAGCATAATCTAATGTATTCTTAATCTTTCTAACATCCTTACTGAACAATCTGTCTGGACACTTGATACCTTTATGGTCATCATAAAAATCCTTCTGCATTAGGCTTCGTAGTAAAGTTAACTCAACTGACATCACATGCCCTCCTTAATCCGTTTATATCTTCTTTCTTTCTGTACTTAACATCATCCTTTAACCTATAAGCTATCACCTCTGTTTCTCTGTCCTCACAAAAATACTTTAACTCTTTAGTATAAGATACTGTTTTAGAACTAGCATCTGGGTCTAATGCTATAATAATCTTGTTAAAGTATTCCAGGAATTTCTTATGTTCATAGGTAAAAGATGTTCCCAAGATAGCCACTCCCGTGACTTGGGGAAAGAGTAAACCAATCGTTGTAGCAGAGATAACATCCTCTACCACTACGGCTACCCCGTTGTCCTCTCCTACACAACAAGAATAGTGCGTAGCAAGACCGCTATAGCGTAACCACTTTGGTGTATTATCTGTAAGCGATCTTCCAACTGCGTCTACTAACCTGCCTTTGTACAATATAGGAAACACGGCTCGATTATCCTTAACATCATACATCAAAAAGATGTGATGCAATCCCCATCGTTCTATGAACCTTCGCATGTATGAGTTTGCAATATCAGTAGTCACATATTCGGGTAGCATAAAATGAGAATCTTGTTCCAAGTATTCTTTAGGGCTATGTCCATTCAACTTACGCTTAACATCTTCGGCAGCCATGTTGACTTTAATCGCTCCTTTGACATCACAACTTGCTCTGTAACAATTATATACAACTATCCCATCCAAGTTTGATACGCTGAACTTTTTGTATCCACCACATACGGGGCAGTTTAATGTTAAACTATCTCCTGATTTAATGTCTAAACCTTTGACGTATTCCTTAACACTAACCATCTTTGTATGCTCCTCTTTTAGATAAGGCATTATTAGCTGAAGCGAATGTGTGCTTCAAGTAAGGTGACATTGAGTTGGGTGAATTGTGTCCACTAACAGACATAATCTGTGTTGTGTCTACTCCTGCTTCCACCATCTCTGTAATGGCAGTCCTACGCATATCCATCGCTTGTAACTCCATAGGAAGACCACAGACAGCCTTTATCTCATTTACGATGGGTGAGACTTCAACATCCGTATAAGGTCTGTATGCCCCGTTTTTCGGGTAGACATGGGGAGTGACGTATTTTTGGAAACCAAAGTCATACTCTTGTTGTTGCAACATTTTGAGCAGGTCTGTTTGAATGGGCATACTAACTTCGGCTCTCTTCTTTGATTGGACAAGATGTAGTGTTCCTTCTTCTAAGTTTAGATTATCCCACTCCAACAACCTCATATCTCCAACTCTTTGAGCGAACTCATATGCCATATGCACAATAAGTCCTACACTTCTCCATTTAAACTCTCCGTAAGCACAATCCAGGAAATCCCGTACTTGGCTCTGTGTCCACATTACCTTACGTTGCTTCTCCTTCATCTTACTGACCAAACGCATTGGGTTCTTTGTTAAGACTTCTAGCTCTTCTCCAAAGTTTAACACTACAGACATTATAGTAGATATAATATTGGCAGTCCTAACTCCTCTTTGTAACCACTCTTGATATGCAAGCTTACAATCAGAAACTAAAAGGTTCTTCAGCTTGATTGCCCCAAATTTCTCCCAACCCATGTCGGTCTTACTTGCCCTAGCAAGATTGTACTCATAGTTCTTTTGGGTCTTCCCTCTTAATGCTAAGTATTGTGGTGAACCCATATAAATTTCTATTAGTTCATCGACAGTAGACTTACCATTGAGAGTGGTAATATTTCTCCTCTGCATCTCTATACTCCTTCCGTACCTTCTTAGTATTATCTCTGGCTATCCTCCAAGACACCCAACTTTCCATACAATGATCTTTACCTAAACAGTAATCAATCACTGTGACTAAATTAAACAGACCTCGCCTCTTCCATTCCCAATTCCTGACACTAAAAGATTGATATGCCTTTCCTCCTATGGCTGCATTAAGTAAACAACTTATCATCAGGAAAACTTTAAACAAGTATGTTTTAATTTTTCTTTTTCTTATCATGCTCATCAAGACCTTTACTTATTTTCCTAAAACTCTCCCAATACACTATGATATACACGAATAACATATACCTAACACTATCCACATCTCTATCAAAAAGCCGTAGGGTTTATACTCTGTTACAAAAGGTGTCTTCATCTTTTATAATCCTCCCGTAACCCGAACTCCAAATTCTTTATGCCTCGCATACCTTTGGCAGTCTTCTTCATCTCATCAAGCTCCTGCTTGTCTGCACAAATTAAAACTAAAGGCATCGTACCTCTAGTAAGTAACTTTGCATCCTCAATCCTTTTTCTTGCATTGTTTTTCATTTCTTCTCCTTCTCATGTTTAATGGACATTTCTTTTATTCTATCAAACAAGCCCATCTCCCTCGATTGACACGCTCTTAATACATATTGAGCATTTCTAACGGCAATGATATGCCCTTCTAATTCTTCAACAAGCAGTCTTGCTTCCTCTGTGTCGGGCAAGCCCCACTGCTTTCCATCTAATTGAACTCTCACTTATTTTCTCCTTTCAAAAGTTTGGCTCACCATGTTCATCAAACACGATGCTACTTGGTGGTTTCCAATTGCGTCCTTCCATGCACGGCTCAATCACTCTATTCTCCTCTGTGTCTTTGATGCCAAAATTTCTTAAAAACATTTCTAGACTGTCGGGTATGACACTAATCTCCTTCTTCGTCATCATCCATCCCCCAATTCGGTCTGTATAAAAAACTTGTCATTCATCATCACCTCCTCTCTTTTTATACTCTTGTACCACCTTCTCTGCAATTCGTCTAGCTTCATCTTTCTTGCGTCCAGGAATTATCTTTTGTTGAAATTTCCTAGATTGAAGCATTTGCTTATGAACGGGATTAGGTGGTTTTATTTTCATGTTGCCTTTTAAATCTCGCTTCTTTCAATACTCTTTGATTAACCAGAGTATATTTTCGTTCCTCTGGTCTAAACTTCTTCCAATACTCATTCGGGTCTAATGGTATAACAGTGTTATCCCTTTTCAATTCTTCTTGGAGTTCTTCTTGCAAGGATATACTGTCATCAAATAACATAGCCACCCTCTCCCATTGTTTATCCTTAAGTGTTTCGTTTTGATCTTCCTTCATTACACTTAACACTCTCGTTATACTCTTTAAGGATTCTATTATTTCAGCCTTTGTCATTAGACTTCTCCTCTATCATCTTCTCTAAATACCATTTGGCTTTCTTTAGATCTTCCACTCCATTTTTATAACGGTATCTCCAAAGGTATTTCATTATGTTTCCTTGAAGGTAGTATTCCATTCCTTCGCCCAAAGCAGCCGAAATAGCATCTATACATTCTATCCCTTCTTTGTTGTAGTGTGGTGGGTGGTTAACCATGTCCGACTCATCAGGCAAACCATCTAATTGTTTAGCTGATAACTGCATCAGCTTCTCCACTTCTTTATCTGCGTTTTCAAATATGCTCATCTAATTCTCCCTTAATATGATTAGGCAGGTTGTCGATCTTCCAAGCTAGAATATGTGCCAAACCTTTATGAGCATTATCTGAATCTAGGATTATTCTAATCAGTTCAGCCTTCCACCCATCGAGGTAACGACAATCCATTTTCATCCGATCATGTACTAATTTCATAGCTTCACTCATTTTACCTCCTTCAATTCAAATGTATCGTCTTTAGTCAGTAATATTTCATACAGTTTGTCATTATACTCAAAGTCTAATGGATAATAACCAAACTCGTTGTAATGGTCATCACACCACTCATGTAAAGCCTTTTTCATTTTGTCACTCATTATCTTCCCAATCCTTTTTGGCTTCATCCAACTTATCAAGATAAAAGAAATGCTCATCTCTAGTCAGACCTTTAATTTTTATTTTGTATAATTCGTCAGCATCTTCATAAACGTTGACACTCTTCGGGTAGGTGGTATCACCCATGTGACCCACCCACATATGACCTAATTTCCAACTCCACCTACTCATTAACTTCATACCTTGGATTACCCTCATCATCAATCAATAGAGTTGATAGAGATGGACTCATCATATCAGTAGTAACATCTGCATCTGTTAAATTATATGCGTTTTTGCTTTCCCAGGAATTTGCAGCCTCCTTCTCCGATATGTAAACTCGCATATGGGTTGAGGTTGCTAGCGTTGAACCATAAGTATGCTCTTGCCAATTATGTTTCTTGCTATTGAGGTATTGCCCCCTAACTCTGACTTTGTATCTGCCCTTGTTCAAATACTTTCGTAATTGCTTGATGAAGAACTTACCCTCCGCATCGTTAGGTATCTCGCAGAATTGATACCATGATCTTGATTGATAAAAATCGTATTTATGTGCCATGTCTATTCCTCCTCATGGGTTTGTAATGTGCCTTTCATATCGTCAGGCAAGTTCATAAATTCTTTGCCAAAAGCAGACTCGTATAGTTGCTTTCTAGCTTTAGCAAGAGTTTTAAAATCATAGGATACTGTTCGCTCCCCTACCTTGCCATCTGATACTTGATACTCAAACGTACCATCTCTCATTTTACTTTTAACGATAGTCCAACTCATGCCCAAACTCCATCGTTAGTTCTCCACTCCAAGCCTTCATTCTCTAAACCATGCTCAATGCAGTTCCAACAAGTTTCATACTCATAATCCCAATTTGTATCAGCTAATTCGCAGATAGCATCAGCAGTCTTTTGAGCATAGTTGTTTAAACTAGGCTCGTGGTCTAACGGTAATTCATTCTTGAATATCATTTGGTATACCTCCCAAGATGTGGGCAATAACATCAACAGTGAAGCCGTTGCCTATCATCTTATATCGTTGTGTGTTTGAAATTTTCTTGCGTGACCAAAATGAGGGTGGAAGCTTTGGATCTTCAAAGATGCCATACTCAGTATAATCATCATGTAGCGTTTGGAGTCTTTCGCACTCACGAACTGTAAGCTTTCTCCATTTTAACTCATCAAGATTGACTGCTACGTTATCCTTCTGAACTGTAGTGAGGGTGTTAGTCTTGGCATCAACCCTCATTTCAAGTTGTTGCGTTGTCATGCCTGCTACACTGTGCTTGTGATCCTGACGCACCCCATCAACCTTGTATCTACCTCTAAACGCTCCACAGATTATCTTTGGCTCTCTGTGTCCACCTTGCATAGTTGTGAGGGTGGGTGCTTTACCTTCAGTAGAATACACTCTCCTGATAGCATCAAACCCATTGATGTCAGCTTCACCAACTTGAATACACTTCTTATCAAAGACAAGTTGTCTTCTGTGTTTCCCAAAGTAGCTACGCAGATTACCACCTTTGAAATAATTGGCATCAATGCAATGCGCCTTTTCCCTATCGACAGCACCATCTTCGATAATGTCCTCTAGTATGATGCCTTTGTCATCCCAGGAATTTACGGGAATGTTAGTCCAATACAATCTTTGCCTATTCTGTGCAGAGAAATCAGCAGAGTTGATAGCTATTGGCTCAACACCTAGCAGATCGGTGATAACGTCCATATGCTCTTTCTTCATCTTGACGTTTTCTAGTAAGAAATACTTTGGCTTGAGTTCTTTCAGCAATCTAACATACTCAAAGAATAAACCAGATCGCTCACCCTCTAACCCTTTGCCTTTGCCTGCAAATGATAAATCCTGACAAGGTGATCCACCGACTAGCAAAAATACTTTAGATTTACGGTAGCCTTTCCTACTCCTAATACTATTAACATTCCCACCATTAATAGGCTCTAACAAATAACCATCTTCAGTCTTGATGTTTTTGATGTCACCTAAATGCGTTGCAGTAGGGTTGTTGAACCTAGCTACTGCTGAAGCATACTTGTCTATCTCTGAAATGCACCATCTGGTGTAAGGTAGCTTGGCTTTACGCCAAGCTTCCCCAACCATATTGCAACCGTCAAAGACAGAGAGATTTACGGTTGTCTCTTCCATTATGCCAAACCTCCTTCCAATGGCACAACTGTGAACCCATGATAACCCATGTTGATCTCTTGCAATCCCAAAAAGGTAATCTTCTTTTTAAGATCAGCTAGAGTAATATCAGGAGAAGAAGTTTCGCCAAGTTCTGAACCTAATACCAAACCATTACCCATCAAGACTCCATTATAGCCTTCAAACTTAAAACCATAATTGGTGTCGATAAGTAAACCCTCATCATCAACAAAGATAGCATCTCCATCATAATCAGCATAATCAATAAGCACTCTAGTGAATAAAGATACTGCTTTATGGGTTGTGGATAAGTTTTTACAGATGTCGTTATAATCTGAATAGTCTACTTCAGTTATTGTCTGATCTATTACGTTTATTTTTAAAGCTTTCATCATTCGTTTACCTCCAAGTTTTAAAATGATTCTTCCTCAGTTATGAGTCTTACGCTCTTTTTTTAGGAAGCGCAAGACTCAAAGTTAAATTAAATTAATGAACTATCAACCATCCTTAAATCATTGTTTCTTGATACGATGCGTTTGATGGTGTCGCTACTTGTCACAAATTCTTTGCCATCTATCACATCTTTAATAATGATATTATTCTTTGTAGCTTTTCGCTTGTAGCCAATGGCATTAAATGTGCGTCCTCTAATAGTTATATTCGACAAGCTTTCCATGTCTAGAGAATGAGTCTCTGCCCAAGTTCTTAAATCTTTTTGGGTTAGCGTTTCCTTTCCCTCTGTTGCTACTATTCTCATAGTGATCAATCCATCTTGAGAATTGATTGTAACGGGTGTTTGAATTTCAAATGTATAACCTGATACTGTCATCATCTTCTCGTTTAAATCTTTGATCATCTGATCTACTTTATCTTTATCTCTCATTTTTTCCTCCTCAAGGAATCTAGGTTAAATCTTCTGCTCTCCCAGGAATCCAGGAATTGCAGCCTTAGTAGAGAAAACGCTAAAATCTGCATCTGCTCTTATGATAACACCAATTAAGGGAAACAATCGGGGAGAGAAAAAACCTCAACTGATGTTATCGTAAGAGCAGACTCTTATAATGTGAGTCTACTCTCTGCCCGTTAGTCTAACCTCCTATCGTTATTTTTTGGGCTTGTCGTAAATCTAAAATTACTGCTCTTTGATCTGCTAGCATTTGATTAGCTTGTGCTAGTTCTCTTTGAAGCTTTGCATAATCTCTAATAAAATGCACTAAATCCATGTTGCCTATCTCTGTGGCTACACCCCTTGAATTGGTGTGGATTTGCCTAGTAATTTTTGTCACATCAATCGTGACGGGATTACTGTGAGCATTGTTTTGAAATTTTAAAATGCTGTTTATTTTCATAGCGTGATTCCTCTCTCTGTTGTTATGCTACGTTTTCTGTTGGTGTGATCTCTAATAGATCAACGAAATTAGATTCAATGGTATTGTAGAATGTCATTTCATAAAATGTTGCATCACCTAGAACATTTAAGAACTTACCATTTAAATCTAAAATTGGTCTGTCTGTCGTGCCGTTTATCTTTTGCCTTCCAGACTCTGTAAATACTATTGATACTTTGCCTTGGGATACGATCTTGTTAAATCTCATGTTAACCTTGATTCCCATTTGATCTAGAATATTGCCTTCTGCCCAACATCTTTTAAAACCTTTGTTGTAGCAGACTCTTCTAGTA